GGGTATATTTTTTTTATTTTAATTAACTTTTCAAGTTTTGCACCTTCAGTTTTTTCTTCAAATTTTTCTTGCCTGACTTTTAATTTAAACAACTGATGCTCTACTTTATTTCTATTGTGTTGTAATGCCATACGATAACCATTTTTAAATCCAGTTTTATACAACATGAGTTCTCTCAATGTTAGTTCCCTATACATTGGTGCTTTCATAGCTGTTTTGAATTGTGTAAGTGTTTTCATTTGCGGTAGCATCCCCTTTAGTTGTTTGCACAACTTGTTGTTGTTTTAACTTATGTAATTAATGCCTATCTATCTGACATTAATTGTTCTCTGCACTCAGACACTTTCAAATATAAGCTGTAACTTTCAGCTTTTAATTTGTTTGCCTTTTGAATTGTCTGAACATACAACTTACTTTTCTTTTGTTGTTTGTCCATCAACTCTTGCAGACGAAGTCTTGTTTTTTCCATCATGCTCCTTCACTGTTGTGTGTGTCCATTTAATCTCATTGACCACTACTTCTACAAACTCTCCTTTATTGGATGGGTCTGCAGCATTCTCAACGGAATCAAATTTTTCTATGTATTTAAAATTTGCATCTCCGTACTTAGTTCTTACAATACTTTTAGCCGTTTTGTCAACCATTGTAATCTCTTTCTAATATAAATTCTAGATTTTGTATGGCTTTTAATATATCCTCTTTGCCATTTTTATCAGCGTGTCTTGATACATATTTAATTACGCATCCTTCTGGAAATTCTAATCTGTTTGCTACAATGTATTCAATGGGTTGGATAGCCATGTCTTGATAATGTGAGCCGCCTATTTGTTTTTCTAATTTTTTTTTATTCATATAGTTAGGGGATGTGGCGAAGCAAAACAACTAAGTAGAAAGTCAAGGGTGATGACTAAAACAACTTCGCCACATTTATCAATGTAATTTAATACCTTGATGGTCGATTATTACCATAAGCAGGTCTTTTCGCAAAGGTTTTTTGGGGAGCAAAAGCTGGTTTTCCACCACCTCCTGCACTACTTTGCGATGATCCATCGTTAGGTGTTAGTACAACATTGATGCCACCAGTAGGTGTTCCATCTTCTGCTGTATCATCAAAAGCACATTGATTATACCAAGTACCATTGATTGACGCTCCAATCCTCCAAGTCTTACCAGCTGGAGATTTAGGGTTAATTGGTGCTACCCAACTAGGTCTATTGTCTCCTTCTTGTTTGTCTTGATTGGGTATAAGTTTTATATATATCTTATCCATTATATTTTCTCCTGTTTGTTTATGTTTAGTTTCTTCGTTCTATAAACATTATCTAAATCTTTATAGACGCTAGGAAACTTTTTGATTGATAGATCAAACTGTTCTTTGTATTTCACAAAACGAAGGTTATGTAACCTTGTCATGTGGGGAGCTTTTTTAATCTCCTCTTTGATTTGATCTACTGGTACACTTCCTTGTTTAGAAGTGTCTTTAGTTACTTTGGTCGAGGGAATGTTTAACGCATCATATTCTTCTTTCGAAGTAATGTCGCTATCCATAACACCAAAGAAACTTAAAGCTCTTGATATTGCAAAGCTCTCTGCCATAGGCAAAGCACCTTGAAGAAAAGTTCCATTTTTCTTTTTAAATTGTTTGTAATGACCTGATGATAGTATGCGTTCAGGATCATAGGCAAGTATAGTAGCTTTACAAATATAATACTCGTCATACTCCATGACACTTGTATTAATACCCACATCTCCACCAAATACTTGTCTGAAGTATTTTATCTTTGACCACAACGATACTGTTGTTTGTCCTTTTTCGTTTTTGTATGTGCCATCTTGTTTGCACAGCTCATTTATCTTTTTTATTTTATCAATCATATTAACCCCATAGTTGTTTAGTTATTGCTTGTTGTTCTTCTGTTAAATCCTTGTAGTAATAAGGATGATTTGTATCAGGTGGCTCTACATATTTTGCCATCTCTTCTGCTTTACCCTCTGATATTAATAGAAGTCTTTGTATAGTCTTGGCTTTGTTGACCATCTTTTCATAAACATATTCTAAATAATCTAATTGTAATTTTTCGTGTGTGTTATCAAAGATCACATAGCCATTGTCATTAACATAAAATAAATAAGGTTTCTTTTTAGTTGCACAATAATAAAAGGCTACTTGCGATATGTGATTGTCGTCAGGATGTTCAGGTAATTTTTGTGTAGAAATACTGTAACCCTTTTTGCCTGTCCGAACATAAGGCGGTTTGCTTTTCATCTCTGCTAGTTTGTCCATAGATTCATAATCAATACGACCTAGTATATCTATAAATAAATCTTTAGGATTGTGGCTGACATATCTTTCTGATTGTAATGGTTGTGTTCCAAATATTTCTTTTACTGCTTTCAATGTTTGATCGATACATGGTTTAGCAAAGTCAACCATAGCTTCTCTTGACCACTTATCTTTCTCATCTCTAATTTCTTGATTAGTTATTTTATCTAACTCATCTCCAAATACATCTTGTCTGTCTCTATTTTTAATTTCTATTTTTTTATCTCCGACAAATAAATACTTGGCTAACATTCGTTGAGCTGTGTTGTTGGTTAAATTACCAAAGTGCATTTTATAATTAGCAATAGATTTTCTTCTCATCTCTTGCGTACAGCACAAATAATTAATCATCCATTTGGGTATAGGTAAATTTAGTTGCGATGGACTAAAATGATCTGATCCATCTCCGCCAGACAATAGCTTAATAATCTTTGTAAATTCCTGATCTTTAGTTTTCATAGTTGTTTGTAGTGTTTATATACATAGTTTTCCACTATGTCTATAACTATTATTGTGTTGATTTTGTTGATAACTATGACATATTGGTAAATAAACACAAATCAATTAAAGGAAACAACAATGAAACTTAAAGAGTGGATGAAGAAAAACAAATTAAGTTGCAGTCAAACTGCACAAAAATTTGGTATCATAAATTTTAACCCAGCTGTAAATATTTGGCGGTATTCTAATGGACAACGCATACCCAGAAAAAATGAAATGATAAAAATATATCTTGGTACAGACAAACAAGTGCAACCGAATGATTTCTATGATCTCTAAATATAACCATGTTAAAATTACTTGGTATGATATTTGCACATCCGATGCAGCATGGACAGATGAAGATGATATACTAAAACATGATGTAGCAACTTGTACTGACACAGGTTACATTTATAAAAAAACTAAATCAAAGCTATGGCTCTTTACTTCATACTCTGAAGATGAAGATGGTTTGTCTGTTGGTGGTGTTACTTGTTTTCCTATGGGATGTATAAAAAAAATTCAAATACTAAAAAATTAAATGGCTAGATGGACATATGCTTTCAGCAATGGAAGCTACAACGATTGGCACAGACAATACGAGGGTATTGCTATGATTGATGTTGATAGCATTGAGGTTTGTCCTAATTGCTATGAACCTCTTGCTTTACTTGAGACTTGTTATGACAAAGGACAGAAATACAAAGCTACAACCCTTGTAAAGACCCTCTCAGACCGCCTTAGAGTGCCTAGTTTTTTAGTTTTCTATAAGAAGGTGGGTCAGGATAGCCTAAGTTTTAGAATTAAGCGTCTCCATGTACCTAATGCTGATTATGAGTTTATGAATGAAGATGAATGGGTGCGTGAGTTGTATGCGTTACAGCTTGAACATAAAAAGGTCTGTAATCATAAATGAAAAAATTTTTACCGCACATCAGAATACCTTTTAAGTTATTTGATGACGAAAGAATTAAGAAGATACCAATAGAATACAGATCATCATCCTTGCTCATCCTCATCGCTTTATTAAAGTTTGTTAACTCTCAAACTGGCAAATGTTATCCTCGCCAAGCCACTATATCTAGTATGGTATGCCTATCCCGTAGCACTATATATAGATGTACTGATTTGTTAATTGATGTTGGAATAATTCAAAAGAAAAGACTTAAATCTACTTTGTTATATGTAATTAACCCTGAGTATATTGTTAATAAGAAAATAGATGTGTCATCACGAGATTATAATGTGTCAAGAAAACACATACCTAGTTCTATGATGACTGATATTAGAAAGACTATAATTAAAGAACCAACTTATATATCTAACATTATAAAAGAAGTTGTAGATAAAGGA